TCTGGTGATCGGATGACGATCGTTGACATTGGAGCCGGCAATGATGCGGTTGTTACCTGTGAGAACGGCCCGACGTTGACCTTCGATGCCGAGGATGAACTGGTTGATATGGTGTTTGCCAACGAGACCTGGGTTGTTCTTGAGAACGTTGGATCAGTTGCCGTTTCGTAAGCAGCCTTCTGACGGAGACGGAGCCCTCGCCTCAACAGTGATCAGTGTCTAAGTTGAGAGCGGGGGCTTTTTTATGCGCTGCAGTCGTTTGACAATTTAAGATCTTTGATTTAGAAGAGGGCTTAAGCGGCTGGCATTCTGGCTGCGATAACCAGCGGAGGTGTAAAGCCCTCTGCGCAACAGGAGAACTCAAATGAGTGTATCTGGTGGATGGAAATCGAAGTGCCTGAAGGGCTTCACGGGGCGTGATTCGAAAACGTACGTCGCAAGCGGGGCACTGAGCTTGAATGTAGACCTGGCGATTCTGGATGGGTCTGATGCCAAGTGCGAAATGACTCTGGCGGATGGCGAAGAAGGTCAGCGCATTCTGATCGTTTGCGTTGACTCAACAAAGGCGTGTGATGTGACGCCCGATTCGTTTACTGACGGAACCGACCTGACGTTTACTGCGGATGAAATGGCAGAGCTGGTCTATGTGAACGGCTCGTGGCTTGCAGTTGGCGGTTACACCGCTGAGCTGGATGCTTCGTAGGCCTTAGTCAGTGACTAAACTGGAGTCCCCGCCTCGTTCTGAGTGCGGGGGCTTTTTGTTTTGCAGGTGATGCGAGCATCGCCCCTTTCCGGTTGGCTGCAAAAGCTCGCTGTAGGCGATGCATACCGGGCGGCGCAGGCAGTCGACGCAGATGAGTGTTTTCTTTTTCATTTCTTTACCTCGTCCGGGTAGCCGGCATCCCGCCACTCGGTAACATCTCCGACAATGGCTTCGATCAATTCGGCAAGAATCTCCTCCGAAGCGGCTTTCGGGCCGCCTGACTCCGTGACAACGATGAACTTGCCTGTGCTGTTGGTCAATGTTCGTTCTGCATGCATGGACGCGTGCAGGGCTTCGTGGGCTATGATTCCGGCTGTGAAGTGTTTATCGCAAAAAAACAGGCGCGAAACGGGCGCTTTCCTGCCGTTTATCGTTTCCCGCCAGCTTCGGCACATGGCATTGCATCCATTTGTGATAGTTCTTACTTCTTCAGGGTTTGACACATCCGCCTTGTGGCGCAGGATGCCTCGCCTCATTGAGCTGAGCGATGAATAGACGCAGACCTCGATGACGCATGCGTGCTCTTTACGACCGATCTTGCGGGTGTATTCCCACCAATGCTGCTTCATTCGTTTCCTTTTCTGCCTTCCGGCACTTATCGCAGAGGCCGAGTAGCGGAGGAGTCTTCGCGTAGAAGATAGCGTCGCACTCGATGCATTGGTAGCGAAAGGGCATTATCGAGGTTTCCGGTTGAGTTTTTCTTTGGCGATGCGCTCGTCAGCGCGACCGACCCGGTCCAGGACTTCGTCTGGGGTATGGATGTCGCGAATCTTTTCGATTATGCTGCGGCGCTGCTCGTCGGTTGGTCGTTTACGTGAACACATTTTAAGATCTCTCCTTTCCCGGTTATTGCTTGTCGCCATCTTAACCCGGCCTGACGCCCGTCCGGGTGATGCTCTGGCCGCGCCATGCATTCTTACCGATCCGGGCTTTGGTTGTTGCTGGGACATCACGCCCTGCCCCTGTTGTGCCCTCTTTGTAGCACACAAAAATTGTACCACAAGCAAAAATTTGTACTTGGTACAAAAAAAGTGTTGACGTAGATTGGGCATTATGAGATAAATTTAAATTGCAGGTAGGAAATTAGCCTCCTAAGTGGCCTGCGAGCGGGGTAGGCTCCCGCTCACGCTCTTTAAAATTAGATTACGGGGTGGCGCAGTTGGCAGCGCGGATGGTTCATACCCATTAGGTCGCCGGTTCGAATCCGGCCCCCGTTACCAGTAATTTAAGACGAGTGCAACGAAAGGAAGCGCGTGAAGTTGTTTCGAGATATCGGCAAGCGAGCAGGAATAATCAGACCCGATAAGGGCTGTACAACATCGAAGACCCCTCTTGCGATAACGGGCAGGCTTGGCAAGCCGAGTTTTATTTTCAAGATCAAGTGCTATCGATGCGGCAAGGTCTCGTATAACCAGAACGATGTTAAATACAAATACTGTGCCAACTGCAAAATATTTCACGAGTAAACACATAAACACACCAGGAAAGTGAGGGTTTTATGGCGAGGAAAGACTCGTTTATTCCCAAAAAGGTTTATCAGATGGTTCCGATCAAAGAAGGCGATCGCGAATATGGCTATGCAATAACAAAGCTTTATGACAAAAGCATGAGTTCAGTCATGAGGCAGCTGTTTGTCAGAGGCGCGTCTGGAATGGTTTGCGGAGAGCGCAAGCCAAAAGGCGTTGAATACCTCCACAAAATTATAAGCTCTCAAACGTTTTCGCGGCCTGAAGATTACAGCGAAGACGGCAGCGTGCTGAAAATGTCAGACGGATTTCACATCTCGTGCAAGTATCCGCGCATCGGATATCGTGATTCGTTACGCTGGTATCAGCCACTGCGCTTTCAGGGCGACTTCGAAAAACTTCTTGGCAACGACTTCCCGAACGAGGAGACAGGAACGATTGCGGTTGCGCTTGCCGGAAACCTCGCGATTAATAACGTGACGCCCGGCAGAAAAACGAACGGCATCATTGTGCGTGAAATCAAGATTGCATCGATGCACCCGGACAAAGAGCATAAGGAACCGTGGCTTGCCACCGAGTTCGACATCTACGTCCATAATCACTTCATAAGCCCGATGGTTTTGCCACGCGATATTAAGTCAGGCTATGTGCCTTTGGATGCGCTGGAAAAGCTATCAGAAGGCAGAGAGGATTGACATGGCACGCGCTGCGAAATCAAGAGTTGTTGTCGAAACCGAAACAGAGCCGGGCCTTTGGAAGGAGAAAAAGAACGGGTTCAAGACAATCCCGCAGGCGGAGGAGTGGATTAAAGAACATATTAATTTTGAGGAAGCGCTTCGGATCGCTAAGGTATCCGGAGTATTTGTAAAACAGGCGATTATCGCCAAAAAATAAGGAGAGCAAAATGAGTGGTGCAGAAAATATGCCGGAACAAACAGGAGCCATGCCGACCCAGGTCGAAGAAAAACGCAAACCGTGGATCGTCGCAAAACCCGATGTCGCAGTCACGGCAGACTATGGCGCACCGGGGTTTACAATCATTGAAGAGGCCGGCTCGTTTGCGGTGCAGATCGAGGCCGACGCGTGGATTCGCGAAAACATCCAGCCCGGAATGAAGCTTTGCTCGATTCGCAAGGGCAAGATGTTTGAGCCGATCCAGAAGACGCAGGAAGCTGACTTTTAATTTGGCTGGCCCAGTGGTGCGGGCGGGGCTGGTAACAACCGGCCGACAGTCAACGGGGACTGCGGGGCCTCGTGCATCATAAAACTCGCTTAAAACGAGTGGGTATCCAAACTGGCTGAAGGGTGCGGACTGTAACTCCGTTACGTTAGAAACATTGCTGGTTCGAATCCAGCCCCACTCAGTCTAAAATAAAGGAGAATGAAATGAACGAAAAAGAAACAGAAGCAATGATTCAGGACAAGGGACTAACATCACCGCGTTTAACGCCAGAAGATATCGATGCAAAAATCAAGGGCGCGACCTATACGAAACTTCCATCCGGAAAATGCATGGTTTGCGAGCTTACGCTTGCGAATGGTTTTACGGTTCGCGGCGAAGCGTCGGTCGTATCGCCAGAAAATTTCGATCAGGAAATTGGCGAAAAGATCTCGTTTAAGAACGCTCGCGAAAAGATCTGGCAGCTTGAGGGATACCTCCTGCAAGAGAGGCACCCTGCGAGGTAGGTTCTTTAATATTGCTTGACGCTATCTCCTGAGCCGGGTTAAACACTTGGCCGGGAGATTTTTTATGGGCTATCCAGTCACCGCATCAAACGTTCCGGTTCTTCGCGACTACACGCCGGAGCCGACAGCGCGTCAGTTCCACAAAAGCAATAAAGACATTCGCGGAATCATGGGCCCGGTCGGAACCGGCAAGACCGTTGTCTGCTGTATGGAGGTCTGGAGTCGAATTTTAGAAATGCCGCCATGTGCGGACGGTGTGCGCAGGTCAAGATGGGCGTTCATTCGAAACACTTATCCGGAACTGATTTCAACGACGATGAACACTTGGCGGGACTGGGTTCCGGATTCGGTCTGTCACATTTCGATGAGTTCACCTATTACCGGAAGGATGGATTTCGGGCTGGACGACGGGACGCGGGTCAAGGCGGAGATCATCTTTATAGCCATTGACCGTCCCGAAGAAGCCCGCAAACTCAAATCGCTCGAACTCACCGGCGCTTTCCTGAACGAGGCCTCTGAGCTGGATGAAGAGGTCAAAGTCATGGCCTTCCAGCGTACGGGGCGCTATCCGGCTCTTATTGACGGCATAGATGACGACTTCTGGACCGGCGTGATCATGGACACCAACCCGCCGTCATCCGACCACTGGTGGTACAGGCTTGCCGAAAAAGAAAAGCCAGATAACCATCAGTTCTGGCGTCAGCCGCCCGCATTACTCCCGGTGGAGGTTGGCGAGGGTCTTGAAAAGCATCTCGAATACGTTCCGAATCAAGGTCAGGCAGAGGGAATCCCGCCCGCCGAGAACGTGAAGTGGCAGAAGCTGGGTTATAATTACTGGCTTCGTCAGGCTCAGGGAGCCGATAATGAGTGGATCAAGGTCTATCTCATGGGCGAATACGGCCACCTCGTCAGGGGCAGGCCGGTGTATCCGGAGTACAACGACGCCATGCACCTGTCCAAGGTCAACCTTGAGCCGATGCGCGGAGTCCCGCTCATTCTCGGTTTCGACTTCGGGCTGACTCCCGCCTGCGCATTTATGCAGCAGACCCCTCAAGGAGCGATCCAGCTTATTGATGAATCTGTATCTGACAACATGGATTTGCGCCGCTTCGTTGAAGAGGTAATCAATCCAAAAATACGTTCAAGGTATTTTGGGATGAATATTCTTGCGATAGGAGATCCGGCTGGAGATCAGCGGTCGCAAGCTGACGGAACGACTTGCATGAACATTTTGAGGGAGTGCGGCCTTCAGTCGGATACAGCATCAACGAACAGCTTTCTCGCCAGAAGGGATGCTGTTGGATATTATCTCACGAAGCTTATTGCCGGACGGCCAGGCATTCTTATTTCACCGAAATGCGAGTTTATTCGAAGAGGATTTCAGGGGGAGTATCGCTACAGGGAAATGAAGATTGGCGGCCTAAACGGGCTCAAACGATATAACGAAACGCCTGACAAAAACTTCTACTCGCACATCATGGATGCCGTTCAATACGGATGTCTTGGAATACGCAGCTCTGTTACTCAGGCAAGAGAGTCTACAGGCCTCGGATATGCTGAGCGTCGCCCGGTCATAATTGTTTCATCAAACGCATTTTCTTGACACAAATTGATTTTCCATATTACTTCACACTCAGATGAGCGAAAATACAACAGCACTAGCAACCGGTAACGAAGCGCCGGCTTCTGAAAAAAAGGAGCCGAATCCGCTTGTTGGCGTAGCGTCCGCGTCAGAAGTGCTGGCTGCTGAAAAGAAGGCTGCAGAGGCTGAAGCAAAATCTCAAATGATAGATTCCAGCCCGCATATGCTTGCGCTGGAAAAATACCTAGAAGGCATTTTTGAAGACGCCAGAGCGTACAAAGAAGATGAGACGGATATCCAGAAAACGATGCTGGACAATCTTCGTAGACGCAACGGCGAATACTCAGAAGATAAACTGGAGAAGATTAGAAAAGCCGGGTCTGCAGAAACCTATCTTCCGCTAACGGGCTTGAAGTGTCGCGCCATCGAAGCCTTTATTCATGAGATTTATTTGAACGCCAAGCGCAAGCGCACATGGAACTTAAAGCCAACCCCGGTTCCGACCATCTCCAACGAGGATAAAGAAAATATCGTTGAAATGGTAAAGGCGAGGATTGCGGCCATTCAGGCGGAGACCGGGAAAGAGATTGATCCGGTGCAGGCCTATCAGATGGCATCCGATATGCGTGCCGAGATTATCCAGCGCGAATATGACGTTGCGCAGGATAAGGCTGAAAACATGTCTCGACTTGTCGACGATCAGCTTACCGAGGGCGGCTGGGAGGATTCTATATCCGAAGGAATTTCAGATCTGTCAACGTTTCCTGCTGTCATTATCAAGGGTCCTACGCTTCGCACCCGCAAGGTTAAGTCCGGATGGAAAGACGGCAAGATACAGTACGACAAGAAGACTGTCCCGACTTTTGAGCGCGTTTCTCCGCTTGACCTTTATCCGTCGAGATACTCAAAGCATCCGAATGACGGAACGCCGATATGCGAAAAGCTTTCAATTCAAAGATCTTCATTGGTTGAGAATCGCGATAAGGCCGATTACATCAAAGAAAACATCGAGTTTGTAGCCGGGCACAGAGAGCTACCGGCTGCCCGCATGGTTAACGCCGGCCTCGCATCAGAGAGAGAAGGCGCTGAGAATCGCGAAAATCACGAGACGGCTACCGTGTCGGCCCATGGAACGACGGGCTCAACCTTTGAGGCTATCGAATTTTACTGTTCCGTTCGCGGCGCCGACCTGATTTCATTTGGAACGCTTAAGGATGCTAATGGTAAGAAAATCGACCCAATACTGGATTACGAAATTAACGCGATTACCATCGAAGGCAAGGTCGTTTTCCTGCGATTCAACACCGACCCGCTGAAGCGTCGACCATATTCCGTTGCCGGATTCGCCAAGGAAATAGGCGGTTTCTGGTACAAAGCCCCGCCTCAGCTGCTCAAAGATGTTCAGGACATCGTCAATGCTGCCGCACGAGCAATGGTCAACAACCTTTCGTGGGCGTCTGGCCCGCAGGTCATAATCAATGACGTGAACCGACTCGCTCCGGGTGAAGATATTACCTCGATTTTTGTCGGCAAAATATGGCAGGGAATTAACTCGGGTAATGGAGCCGGTTCAAAGCTTGTCGAATTTTTTCAGCCCGAGTCGCGTGCCGCAGAGCTCATAAGAGTAATCGATGAATTTATCGGGCTGGCAGATCAGGTTATCGAAATGCCGGCTTATAATTACGGCAGCGATAAAGTATCCGGCGCCGGTCGAACCTCTTCCGGCCTATCTATGCTGATGTCCAGCTCGAACCGTGGCATTAAGCGTGTCGTGCTCGACCTGGATCGTAATGTCTTCAGAAATGCAATCTCGCAGGTCGTCGACTGGAATCTTGAAAACTCAGATGATGACAGCATTAAAGGCGATATGAACTTCAGCTCAGAGGGCGTTGTTGCAATGATTGTGCGCGAACAGCTTTCAAATCAGCGCATGCAGTTCCTGCAAAGCACACAGAACGAATTTGACATGAAGGTGCTCGGCATCGATGGCCGGGCCAAGATTCTTGCTGATGCCCTTGAAACGCTCGAATCAGATTATGATGACATTAAGCCGACTGAAGCTAAGATTCAGCGGTTGCTTGAACGCGAAGACCAGCTTCAGCAGCAGCAGATACGCGAAAATGAAATGAAGATTCGCGAGCAAGAAGCTTTGGTTGAGCGCGAAGCCGCCGTTGCGCAGGCTGAAGTCGAGCTCAAAATGCAGGAGCTCGAAGTTAAGAAACGCGCGCAGGATCTCGAATTTAAGAATAAAGAGCGCGAGCTTGATATTCGGGCCGAGAAGCAGTCCGGCGACCGTATTGCTAAATTCCAGGACCAAGAACAGAAGCGTATCGAGTCCGGGCAAAAGAGCAAGGAGGAGCCCGCCACCAAGACAGGGCCCGCTAAGAAGGAGCCCGCCAATGCTTAAGCCAACCAAAGAGCAGGCGCAGGCCATTCGCGGCATGGCATCGGCGGCCCCGTCTTTTTACAGGGCGTATGTCGAGTATTTGAACGCAGCAAGGGATCACGAACGCGGGGAAATGGAGGCCTGCGCATCCGATCAAACCGAGGTTTTGAAGGGAAAATCCCGCTGCTTAACTGAGCATTTAAATAATTTGAAAAGCCTAGTCCCAGACGGGGGCTAGTTCTGTCAAAAGAAACAGCGCCTGCCAATGGCCGCGCATAATGAAAGGAAGAAGAAATGGGAGTACCGAAACAAGTGTTGGAGCAGGAAGCCGCAGCTGACAGGGCGATTGAACAGGCGCAACAGCGCAAAGACAATCCTTCCCAGCCGCAGCCGGTTAACCTCTCTCCTGATACTGATAAGGGAAATCCAGCGCCGCAAGAAGCCCCGAAGGCTGACGCGCCCGCCGCTCCGGCAGAACATGTCGACAGCCTGCAGGCACAGCTCGAACGGGAAAGACAGCTGCGCAAAACGCTTGAAGGCCGGTTGAAAAGCCAGCTCAAGCCAGCAAACGAAGAGATTCGTCGCCTCCGTGAGGAAATGGCGAGTCTGCGAGAACAAATAGAAGCCAAAGAGGCCGAAGGCGAAAAGAAGGGCATTGATGCGTTTCTCACTGATGAGGAAAAAGCAGAGCTCGGAGATGGAGTCATCGACCTGAACAGCCGGATGATCAAGGGCATACTCGGAGAAGAGCTTGGCGTCAAACGGATTGAGGAAGTTGTGCAGCGATTGATGCAGAAAAGCAATGAGGCGCAAGTCAACACGGGGCGCTCAGGCCCATCGGATGACTTCTGGCCGCTTGTCGACCAGTATTGCCCCGGCGCTTACCAAATCAATGCTGACGCAGATCCAAAATGGGTTTCTTATCTCGAAGAATACAACAGCCAAACCGGTGAAAAACATCGCGACACGGCCGAGCAGGCCATGAACGATGATGACCCGATTGCGCTGGCCGACATGTTTGCTGACTTCATGCGTAAAAACGGAAAAGTTCAGGATGCCGCACCGACACGGATGTCGCAGTCGCCTAAACCGGACTCCGCACCACGCGGTATGCCGAAGGCACCTGCAACACCCGGGCAGGTAGAGCCTTGGACGCAGCGGGAAGTTACCGCGTTCTATACGGATGTCTCGAAAGGGAAATTCAAGGGGCGCGAGACCGAAGCTGATAAACTTGAATCAGAAATCATGGCGGCTGCCGCAGCAGGTAAAATTACCTGACAATTTGAAGAGCAGTTGCCGCAAATAGGAGAAATAAAATGGGTTATCCAGTAGACAATGTTTATTCGACAGCTGGCGATGGCGTTGAGCCTATCGGCATGCAGACGACTGACATGAAATACATCCCGACGCTGTATGCGGGAAAACTGCTCGTGAAATTCTATGAGGCTTCTGTCCTCAGTGAAATCGCGAATACCGATTACGAAGGCATGATTCGTGATCAGGGTGACACCGTCATCATCCGGACACTTCCGGACATCACTGTGCGTGACCATGAAAAGGGCATGACACTCGTTGACGAGACGCCGACTTCCGAGCCGGTCACTCTCTACATCGATCAGGGTAAATACTGGTCGTTCCGCACTGACGATCCGGACTATGTCCAGACCGACATCAAGTCGTTTGTTAACGACTGGACCCAGGAAGCATCCATCGAACTGCGCAATCAGATCGAACAGGACGTTCTTGAGGGCGTAGCAACGGCCGCAGGCCACCTCGGAAGCTCGCAGGGCGATCAGTCCGGCGCGTTCGATCTTGGCGTGGCCGGAACCCCGATCGTGTTCAGCAAGGCCAATGCCGTCGACATCATCATTGACTGCGGAACCGTCCTTGACGAGTCCAACGTCCCGGATCAGGGTCGATTCTTCCTGTTGCCGCCTCGCCTGATTGGCAACATCAAGAAATCCGAGCTGAAAGACGCGAGCCTTACGGGCGACGCCACTTCGGTTATTCGCAACGGCATGGTCGGCATGATCGACCGCTTCAAGCTTTTCCGCACCGGAAATTTGAAGTACACCAGCGCGGACGCCGCATGGCACTGCCTGTTCGGAACCAAGCACGCGATTACCTTTGCCAGCCAGCTGGTGAAGAGCAAAACGATCGACAACCCGACCGGGTTCGGTCTGCTGCATCGCGGCCTGCAGGTTTACGGCTACAAGGTCGTGAAAGCCGATGCTCTCGGCGCTCTGTATGCAAGTGCTTCCTAAGCAACAGCGCGATTAAAGCCCCGCTCCGGCCAACCCCGGAGCGGGTTACAGCTCAAAATTTTACAGAGGAGTTCTCATGAAAAGGATTACACTCGCACTCATTACGGCCTGCATGATTGCCGGCGTTGCAACCGCTGCTTACATTCAACAGCGCGGACGGGTCTTGACGGCCACCACGTCGATACAGAACATTGCTTCTGGCGATAGCGCAAACGACTATGCCGCAAGATGCAGCGTTGTGGTTACGGGCGACGAAACCGTTTACTTTATGAAAAACACGACGACCAATGCGTTCAGTTTTACAAACGCCATTCCGGTTCCAAGCGGCTATGTATACGAGTTTGCCGGCGATGTAAAAAACATGTCATACGGAACGACCACTAATACGGCAACATTCGTGATTGCCTTCGAATAAGGAAACGCTATGAAAAAGCTAATCATACTGGCGGCAACCTGCCTTGCGGTCCACTCGTTCGGCCAAGGGTACAGCGGGGGCGGCGTGGATTACGGCGGACGGGCGTTGATTGCCCTCAAACTCGACATCACCGATTTTACGACGCATACCAATACTTACTTTCCTTCAGACGGTACAATAGTTATAGCAACTACTTCCACCACAGCTTACACACAGGCTGGAATTGAACTTACGTCTCCTGCTGAAGATAATCTTGGAACACCATATTGGTGGTTCACAAACGACGATGATGAAAAAACCAGTCATAAAATTTGGACAGAATTCACAGATGGATCTGGATCTGGATTAAATGCTGATTTGTTAGATGGTTTAGATTCAACTGCGTTTCACCCCCTCGAAGACCAGCGGCTGAGCACCACCAACGATGTTACCTTCTTCAGCATGACGGCATTTAATTCGGTTTTGATAGGAGCCTCTGCCCGTCTAGTAGCTTTAACCAACGGTGTTGCTCTAGAAGTA